TCAGCTCTTATCTATAAAGATAATGTAGCTACTTTAGATTCAGCAGATGCTATTTACAATTTACGCCCCGTATCTTTTAACTGGAAAGCAGATAATAGAGAAGATTTAGGACTAGTTGCTGAAGAAGTAAAAGAAGTATACCCACAATTAGTAAAATCCGATGGGGAAGGAAATGCTATTGGAGTAAATTATTCTAAATTAACTTCTGTACTAATTAAAGCAGTACAAGATCTATCAGCTCGTATTTCAAATCTAGAAAATAACTAAAATATTTTCATAATATAAGAAGGGAACGCTTTGCGTTCCCTTTTTTTGTTCTCGTATATATTGTAAATATTTATATCAAATATAATTCGTTATGGCAATACAACAAACAAAGGTAACAGAGGAAGAGTTAAAAGAAATTGAAAATTTCCAACAAAGTGTTAATCTTATAACGTATCAACTTGGGCAAATTGCGTTACAAAGATTAAGTTTGGAAAAACAAGAAGAAGCTTTAGAATTACAACACGAGCAACTTCTTAAACAAGAAAAACAATTAGGAGACAAGTTGAAAGAAAAGTACGGAAATTCTCAAATTGATCTAAAAACTGGCGATATTATAACTAGTGACTAGTGTTTTTGAAACTTCCTTATATATTTATCATTGATAAAATAACTAATAAAAATGGCTGAAACATTATTATCCCCAGGAGTATTAACGCGTGAAAACGACCAAACTCTTATAACACAAGGTCCTATTACAGCTGGTGCTGCAATCTTAGGTCCAACTGTTAAAGGTCCTGTTAATATCCCAACACTCGTTACTTCATATAGTGACTATAAAAGCAAATTTGGTGGAACATTTGAAAGTGCTAGTATTCAGTATGAATATTTAACTTCAATTGCTGTTTACAATTATTTCCAACAAGGAGGTCAAACAGCATTAATCACTCGTGTAACAAGTGGTTCATTCTCCCCAGCAGACGCTACAGTAAGATCAATTGCTCATCCCGACAGTGCTTCATTTGAATTAGAAACTATCTCTCAAGGTAATCTAATGAACAACTCTGGAAGTATTGGCGCAAGTGGCTCGTTAATCAGCGGATCCAGCGACAATGTACGTTGGGAAGTTGCTTCTATGGACTCTGGTAGTGGACAATTTAGCTTGTTAATTAGACGTGGTGATGATAATCAAAAATCAAAAACTGTTTTAGAGACTTGGAATAACTTATCATTAGATCCAAATTCAGCCAACTATATAGAACAAGTAATAGGTAACCAAAGACCAGAGTTTTTAATTGACGGAGATGGAGTGCCTTATATCTCAAATACAGGTTCATTCTTAAACAACTCACGTTATGTAAGAGTAAAATCTGTAACTAATCCAACATACAATTACCTTGATAACAATGGTAATTTCAAACCTGAATATACAGCCTCACTTCCACAAGTAGGTAGTGGTTCTTTACAAGGAGCATTTGAAAATGGTGTTGGTAATGTATTTGGAAATGGTGCTAATGGAAACACTAGATTAAAAATGTTTGATGAAATTGATGTTTCATCTATCCAAGGTTTAGAAGGATCTTATTATACACATTCATTAGCTTTATTACAAAATAAAGACGAATACGATTACGAAATTTTAACCATTCCTGGTGTAACAATTGAAAATGGTTCAGTAGCAACAACTACAGCAATCGATACTGTTACAGAAAGAGGAGATGCAATTTCTATAATCGATACAAGAGATTACGGAGCTACAATTTCACAAACTGTAACTTCAGCCGCTACAGTAGATTCAAGTTACGCTGCTGCATACTGGCCTTGGGTTCAGTTGCTATCAGCTGAAACTGGTAAATTAGTTTGGGCACCTGCTTCAACACTAATTCCTGGAGTATATGCTACTAACGATAGATTAGGAGCTGAATGGTTTGCACCTGCTGGATTTAACAGAGGTGGTGTAGGTGGTGCTGTACAAGCAGAAAGAAAATTAACACCTGCTAACAGAGATACATTATACGCTGGAAAAGTAAACCCAATTGCTTCATTCCCAGGACAAGGACCAACAATTTTCGGTCAGAAAACATTACAAACTAAATCTACAGCTTTAGATAGAGTTAACGTTCGCAGATTGTTAATCGAACTAAAACGTGTAGTAGGAAATATTGGTGAAGGATTGCTATTTGAACAAAATACAGCTGCCACAAGAGGTAGATTCTTAAACCAAGTAAATCCATACTTAGAATCAATTCAACAACGTCAAGGATTATATGCTTATAGAGTTGTTATGGATGAAACCAACAACACAGCTGATGTAATTGATAGAAATCAAATGGTAGGACAAATTTATATCCAACCTACTAGAACAGCTGAATTTATAATCTTAGACTTTAACGTAACACCAACGGGAGTTGAATTCTAAAAAATAAAAAAGACAATATTTATAATAAACATAAATTAAAATGGCAGTAAAAGATCCCAATGAAATAATGTTCACCGCCTTTGAACCAAAGGTGCAGAATAGGTTCATTCTATATGTAGATGGTATCCCATCTTACCTAATAAAGAATGCTTCTGCCCCCGGATTCGATGCTGGTGAAATCATCCTAGATCATATTAACGTTTACCGTAAAATAAAAGGTAAAGTAAGATGGAATGATATGACTTTAGGATTATATGATCCTGTAACACCCTCAGGAGCTCAAGCCGTAATGGAATGGGCACGTTTAGCTCACGAATCAGTAACTGGTCGTGACGGATACTCAGATTTCTACAAGAAAGACTTACAATTAGATATATTGGGTCCTGTAGGAGACGTGGTTTCTCAGTGGGTAATCAAAGGAGCATATTGTAAAACTGCCACATTCGGTGAATATGACTGGAGCGCTGAAGCAGCGATCAGTTTAGATATCACCATTGCAATGGATTATTGTATCCTAAACTTCTAAAAAATACCCCAACCCTCCATACCTTTGAAAAATGGTGTTCCTTTTGGAACACCTTTTTCTATTTTATATATTTATATCCACAAATTAGTTATTTTATTGTATGGAAGAACAAGTTACAGAAAACAAATTTAAATTTCCCACTGAAGTCGTTGAATTACCATCTAAAGGATTAATATATCCTAAGGATAATCCATTGTCTTCAGGTAAAGTAGAAATGAAATACATGACTGCTAAGGAAGAAGACATTTTAACCAATCAAAACTACATTCAAAAAGGTGTAGTATTAGATAAGTTAATTGAATCACTTATTGTCTCTAAAATTAATTATAATGATTTAGTTACAGGAGATAAAAACGCATTATTAATTGCATCCCGTGTATTAGGTTATGGTAAAGATTATACTTTTAAAGGAGTAAACCAAGATACAGGTGATATTGAAGATTTCACAGTTGATTTAACTGAATTAAAAGATATTCACTTAGATTCTAAAAATTTAAAAGAGGAAGGTGTAAATGAATTTGATTTTACTTTACCTACTGCTAAAACATCAATTACATTTAAACTTTTAACTCACGGAGATGAGAAAGCAATTGATAATGAGATAGCAGGATTAAAGAAAATTAAAAAAGAATCTTCATCCGAAATTTCTACTCGTTTAAAACACATGATTACCTCTATAGATGGTGATAGAGAAAAGAAAACTATTCGCGAATTTGTAGACAATTATTTGTTAGCTAAAGATTCAAGAGCATTACGTGAAGAAACCAAACGTGTCTCACCAGATGTAGAACTTAAATACTTCGGGGAAGGTGCAGAGGAGGGCATCAATATCCCAATTACTGTCGGGTTTTTTTGGCCTGACGCCGGAGTATAGAAAGGCATTATTTTCTCAAATACATGAAATAGTTTTTCATGGTAAAGGTGGTTATGACTATGATACCGTCTATAACATGCCTATATGGCTTCGAAACTTTACTTTTAAAAAATTAGAAGAATGGTATGAAAAAGAAAAAGAAGCTGCAGATAAACAAAATAAACAGCTAAAAAATACATCAAACGAGATCCATAGACCTAATATAGATCCCTCTAACGTATATAATGTTTCAATGCCTACCAAAAAGTAGGCATTTTTTATATTTATATACGATAAATTCTACAAATGGCTTCAGAAGAAGAATTAAGAAGAGAACGCGAATTAAACGACATACTTAGTCGTAGAGCAGGTATTAACAGAGATATTGTTGATGATCTACAGGATCAGACTAATGTACTTAATGATCAAATTAGATTATTAAAATTTGAAAGATCTGAAAGATCACAAATTCGTTCTTTAACTCGAGAAGTAAATAAAATTGCCTCAGATAATTATAATATTACTGTGGGTGAATTAGGTGTTCAAAAAAATTTATCTAAAATTAGAAAAGATCAGTTACAACTTTCTAAAGATCTTAATAGTTTTACTAGATTAAGAAATAAATTAGTAAATGATGGTGCTAAATTAAATAGTGATATAGTAATATCACTTGATGACCAAATTAAATTTACTAAAAGTCTTCAAATTGAATTACAAACAGTAGAAGAAATATCTAATAATATAGCTAATAATGAAACTGTACAAAGGTTTTCTAAAATTGCTGATTCTTTAAAATCATTTGGGGGACCTTTAAGAGGTTTTGCAGGTCCTTTTGAAAGAGCATCTAATGCTGCTAGAGAATCTATTGTAGCTAATACTGAAATTTTTAAAACTGGTAAAGGTTTAACTAAAGAAAAAGCAAAAGAATTAGGTATAACTGATAAGCTTAATGGAGTTTATGGTAAAGTTGGACTTAATTCGAAAAAATTAACAAAAGATGTAGAGCAACAAGCAATTCAAACTCAAGCTAATTTAGCCGCTAGAAAAGAACTCTTTAAAATTAATTTTGATCAAATTGCTATTGGCGCTAAACTACTCCAATCAGCTTTTGCTTTAAATAAAGCTCAAACCCAATTTGTTCAGTTAACAGGACAATCAATTCCTCTCTTAGATACTGTTAATACTAGTTTACTTACTAGTGTTGATTATATCAACCAAGCAGTATCAGCTACAGAACAATTTGGTTTAAATGCTGCTGCAGTTTTTTCACCCGATACTTTAAGAGCAGCTGCTGAATTTAATGCTTTAATGGGCTTTAGTGCTGAGGAAGCAAATTCATTAGCTTTAGCTTCTGATGCTTTTGGTGGAAATTTACTTGATGCTAGAAAAGAAGCAATTGAACAAGTAAAAGCAGTAAATAGATCAAATAAATCGGTTGTTTCAACAAAAGTAGCTTTAAAAGATGCCTCATCTGCTTCTAAAGGTTTAACAGTAGCATTAGGAGGATCAGTATCGGAATTAACTGAAGCTGCTGCTCAAGCAAGAGCATTAGGTTTGAGTTTATCTCAAATGGAAAAAATAGCTGATAATTTATTAGATATAGAAACTTCTATAAAAAATGAATTTGTAGCTGAAACAATATTAGGTAGAGAGTTAAATTTAGAAAGAGCAAGATTTTATGCTCAAACTGATGATTTAGCCAAACTAGGAAAAGAAATAGCTACTAATGAAGGTTTAGTAGAAGGATTTATCAGAGGTGGTAGAATAGAAAGACGAGCCGCAGCTGATGCACTTGGGATAACCGTAGATGAATTAGGACAAGCTATTCTATTACAACAATCTCAATTAAACCTTACAGATAAACAAAGGGCTTCAATTTTAAATATTACTGAGGCTCAACTAATGCAACAAGATTTATTAACTAGTATTGATAAATCATTTAGTTCTATAACCCAAACTGTAGCAGGTATATTTGAACCTGTTATGAGAACTTTGGCAGAAAATACTTGGCTTGTTTATGGAGCTATAGCAGCTATATCAGCAATTTCACTAGTTAGATTAGTAGGCCAACTTGCTGCTACTGCTTCTTCTATAGCCCTTATTACAGGAATACAAAATCCTGCAAAATTAGCTATTGGTTTAGCTGCTGGGATAGGAGCTGCAACATTAATTTCTTCTTTAATTGGATCTGCTAGTAGTGATACAAAATCCCAAGTTGGAGATGGGTTTGCAGATTCATCTAAAGGACCATTTACAGTAACAGACCGATTTGGAGCTACAGCAATTACAACCCCAGGTGATAACTTAGCTGTTTCACCTAATGTAGGATTAAGAGGCGCAAGTAGAAACGAGGCCTCAACAATGCAATTAGATTATAACCAATTAGCAGACGCAATTGCTAAAGGTGCAGAACGTGGTACTTCAAAAGCAAGATTAGCACTTAACGTTGATGGTAGAAAATTTGCTGATAACCAACAAGTACCAAGCGTTCTAGGAACATATAAATTCTCATCTTAAATATTTATTATAAACCCCAACAATTATGAGTATATTAGACATTTACAATAACCCTCCTAATCAAGGAAGACAGATTAGATTTAAAAATGGTGTTACTCCTGCAGCTCCAGGAAACTATACTCCATATGAAAGAAATGATCAAGCTTCATTACGTAATTCTCAATTACATTCTGATGCTAATGAATCAGCCGATTATGGGTATTCAACAACTGGAAAACCAAAAGTACAACTAGCAAATAACAGATATTTTGCTGTTGGTGAATTAGCTTCTAATTTAGATACA